TGGAATCTATAGAAAAGAACCAAAACAAAATGCACGAATTAATGAAAGAATTCAGAGAAAAGAATCTGTAGATAAAATGCTAACGTCCTTAAATGGACGTTTTTTTTAATAAGAAAATTTAAAGAGTTAATAACGTAAAGTAGGTGATAGTATAAGATGACTAATATGTTAAACGGTGTTAATTTTGAAGATTATCTGAAATTAACAAAAAAACAAAGAGAGTATATACGTATCAAAAACGAAACGGATTTAAGCGACAAGGAAATAGCGATTGAAATTAACACGCCACAACCATCTATCAGTAGATGGAAAACAAATGACAAATTCAAAGCAGGCTTAATGGCTTATCAAGCGCATCATTTAGAAAGTTCTGTACCGCAGGCGTTGCAAACAATGATTAGTTTATTAAATGCTAAAAGTGAATTAGTTAAGTTTCAAGCAGCAAAAGATATTTTAGATCGTACTGGATATAATCCAATTGAGAAACAAGAAGTAGAACACACTGGATCGGTTCAATTCGTGGATGATATCTAATGAGAGTGAAGTTAAGTGAACTAATACCTGAACACTTTCATTCCTTATGGCATGCAGCAAAGGATAAAGGTAAGTTAAACATTATAGCTAAGGGCGGACGTGGTTCAGGTAAGTCATCTGACATTGCTATTATTATCGTACTGTTGATTATGCGTTATCCAGTGAACGCATTGATATTACGTAAGATAGACAACACTTTAGCTTTGTCAGTGTTTGAACAGATTAAATGGGCAATCAACGTTATGGGTGTATCACATTTGTTTAAGATTAAGGTATCGCCTATGGAAATCACATATGTTCCCAGAGGTAATAAAATGGTGTTCAGAGGGGCGCAGAACCCTGAACGTATTAAATCATTGAAAGACGCTCAATTCCCTTATGCGATAGCTTGGATAGAGGAATTAGCAGAATTTAAAACAGAAGATGAAGTGACGACCATTACTAACTCACTATTACGCGGTGAATTGGATAATGGTCTTTTTTATAAGTTTTTCTATACGTACAACCCACCTAAACGAAAGCAGTCGTGGGTTAATAAAAAATATGAATCTTCATTCCAACCTGATAATACGTTTGTTCATCATTCAACTTACTTGAATAACCCTTTCATAGCCAAAGAGTTTATTGAAGAAGCAAAGGCAGCTAAAGCAATAAATGAGTTGCGTTACCGTTGGGAGTATTTAGGTGAAGCGATTGGCAGTGGTGTTGTACCATTCAACAATTTACGCATTGAAACAATACCTCAAGAACAGTTTGATACATTCGATAATATACGCAATGCGATTGACTTCGGTTATGCTACAGACCCGTTAGCGTTTGTTAGGTGGCATTATGACAAGAAGAAACGCATTATATACGCTATGGATGAACACTATGGCGTACAGATAAGCAATAGGGAGATTGCACAGTGGATTAAGAAGAAAGGTTATCAGAATGATGACATCTATTGTGACAGTGCAGAACCCAAGTCTATAGCTGAGTTAAAAATAGAACAGAACATACCACGTGTAAAAGCGGTTAAGAAAGGTCCGGATAGCGTGGAATACGGTGAGCAATGGTTAAATGATTTAGAAGCTATTGTTATAGATCCTAATCGAACACCTAATATAGCAAAAGAATTCGAAAACATCGATTATCAGACGGATAAAGACGGTAATATAAAACCTCGATTAGAGGATAAAGACAATCATACTATTGACGCTACAAGATACGCCTTAGAGCGTGACATGCGTCAGTCATCTATTAGTATTTTAAAACCTAAAGGGCGGTGATTAATATTTATTTACCTGATGAAAAGCCTTATGGCGAAAGAATTATGGAAGAATTAGAAATGAAAAATAAGGTTTTTGAAGTGGAACAGTTAATGAAATTGATTAACAATCATAAAACAGAAATACCTATGATATTAACTGGTCAAAGATATTACGACAATGAGCCTGATATTATCTTTGCAGAACCTCCTCATAATTTTGATGGAATCATTGATAAAACTAAACCTGATTGGCGTATACCTACAGCTTATCATGCTAATATGGTAGACCAAAAAGTCGAATATATGGTGGGTGATCCACCGACTATTACACATCAAAACAATAAGTTGAATCAGTTAGTAAATGAACATCTTGATGACGATTTCAGCGATGATTTAATAGATATTTTAAAAAACACTTCTAATAAAGGGAATTCTTGGTTGCACATTTATATTGACGAAAACGGAGGATTTAACTTTGTCGAAATTCCTACGGAAGAAATTATACCAATATGGGCAGACAGAAAATGCAAAGAGTTAGATGCTATTATCCGTCATTACATCTCAGATGATGTGTTAAAAGTCGAGTATTGGACGAAAGAAGATGTTACTTATTATGAAATGCATGGTGGAAGTCTTGTATTAGATTATTCATACGAAGAACCATATACAACACATTACGATAACGAATCGTGGGGACGCGTCCCTTTTGTAGAATTTAAAAACAACAGCGATAATGTCGGCGATATTTGGCGCTATAAAGCAATTATAGATGCAATTAATAAAAGGATTTCGGATTTACAAAATACTTTTGATGAATCAACTGACCTTATCCATATTTTAAAAGGATACGAAGGGGAAGACTTGAGGGAATTTATGGTAAATCTCAAGCATTATAAAGCAATTAATGTAGCACATGACGGCGATGTAGACACAATACGTGTAGATGTCCCAGTCCAATCATCTTTAGAGTATCTACAAAACATGAAAGAATATTTAATTCAATTCGGACGTGGTGTTGATTTTTCCCAAGATAAACTCGGTAACAGTCCAAGCGGTATTTCTATTAAGTTTTTGTATGGAAACTTAGATCTAAAAGTAAAACCTTTAGCACGTAAAACACATGTTGCAATCCAAAATTTGATTTGGTTTATTTTGAAGTTTTATGATTTGAATGCAGATGAATATAAAACGTTTGATGTTTCTTTTAACTATAATAGATTGGTTAATGAATTAGAACAAACTGATATTGTCAGCAGGTCACAAACTATGTTGAGCCAAAAGACACTTTTATCACATCATCCTTTTGTAACGGATGTAGAAAAAGAATTAGAACAAATGAACGCTGAAAGTGTTGTTTACACGCAAGATACTTCAGAAAAAGTAGATGATAACGATGAAGAATCAGAAGGAAATTGAAAGTAAGTTAGATAAATACATTGCTGAGTCCGAAACAGTCATACAAGAGATATTTGCTAGGGTTTTGAAGATGATACTTGAATCGTTTACTTTATCCTATGTTAAGTACTCAAAAGAAGATGATCCACACATTACTTGGACAGAATTCAACAAATATAATCGCTACAACAAGATGTTAGATAAAATGGGCGATATGCTTGATGATGAGTTTAAGAAAATCAAACAAGAAATCAAAGAAACACAACAAGCTGTTTACTTAGACGGTTTCATGTCTCATATGTATCTGATTGAACAGACATCTGATATTCAAATGTCATTCACTCTGCCAGATGATAAAGTCATTCAGAAAGCATTGAATCAACCTGTGGAAAAGATTAACCTTGATAAGACATTAGAGAAACATAGAAACAAAGTGCTTGAAAGAATCAGAGTGCATACTGCGACTGGCTTAATGGGTGGCAATAGTTATGATGAAATTGCTGAAACTATTGAAAAGGATGTAGGTATGACAGAAAAGCAAGCACGTTTAGTAGCACGTACAGAAGGTGGGCGTTCTCAATCACAAGCGCAAGTAGACGCAGAAGATGTTGCTAAAGAAAACGGTGCTAGAATCAAAGGCTATTGGGATGCTACGTTAGATAGTCGTACAAGACCATCACATGCACATCATGACGGTGTAGAAGAAGATGAGAATGGCAACTTCACAGTAGGTTTATCCACTGGAAAAGCACCACGCTTACTCGTCGGTGTAGACAGTGCTAAACAAAACATCAATTGCAGATGTAAGAAGTTGTATACTGTGAATGGTATGAAACCTCAAATAAGAGCATCAAGAGACAAGAACAATAAAACAAAACAGATACCTTATGTTACATATATGGATTGGTACAAGGAACGTACAGGTAAAGAATATCCATATAAACCTAATGGTAAGAGGAAGAAGGTTAAATAATAATGGCAGACAAAACAGAACGTTATTTAAAAAGTATTGATAACACTTTGAAAAATATTGAAAAAGAACTTAAGAAACTGAACAAAAGTGATACATCTATTGTAAGTATCGATAGAAAAGGTATGCATGTAAAAAAGAATTAATTATTTAACCGACAGTCGTGAGATTGCCGGTTATTTTTATGCCCAAAAATGCTTAAGGCGTTAAAAGGTGCAAACTCGTGCTGGATAAGACCAGTGTTATCAAAAATGTGAGGAGTAATAAATATGAAAAGAGAATTTTTACGCGGTTTAGGTTTGGAAGAAGAAACAGTTCAAAAGATTATTGATGAACATCATGATTCTTTAAGAGATTATAAAAACAAAGAGGAATCGCTTAACGAGCAGCTAGATGCAGCTAATACTGAAATCTCAAACCGAGACCAACAAATTCAAGAACTGCAAGATAAAGTTGGTGATAATGAAGGACTAAAAAAAGAATTGGAAGAATACAAAAATTCTAATGCTGAATTTGAAACTAAGATGAAAGATTTAAAAATCAATAACGCTATTAAAACTGCTGTTGCAAAAGAAGCTAATGACCCAGACGACATTTTAGCTTTTATCGACAAGGCAGATTTAAAACTTGATGGTGATACAGTGGTTGGATTAGAAGAAAAAGTAAGTGCTTTAAAAGAATCAAAGCCCTATTTATTTGAACAACCAAGTGTTAAAAAAGGTAGAACTCCGTTAGCTAGTGATGGCAACAAAGGGTTCTCTAAAGAGGAAATTATGAAAATCAAAGATCCGACTACTAGACAAAAAGCAATTGAAGATAACATTCAATTATTTAACTAAAAGGAGAATGTAATATGGACAAAACAAACTTTTTAAAATTAAACTTACAGCACTTTGCTACACCTAGTTATCCAGAAACGGGATTACAAACTGTAGCTACATTAGATAACTTTAAAGCTAAATCAATTGATTTTACTTATCGATTTGAAGAGAATTTAAAGGATTTCCGCGAAGCTTTAGGGATTTCTCGTTTATTCCCTGTACAAAGCGGTATGCAAATCGAATTATTAGGTAAACCTGAAGTGACTTTGGCTGATGGCAATGTAGCTGAAGGTGATTTAATCCCACTTTCTAACGTAACGCCTAAAGTTGCTGAAACAAAAGAGATTAAACTATCAAAATATCGTAAATCAACATCAGGTGAAGCGATTCAAAAATACGGTTTAAACTCTGCAATTGACATTACTGATGAAGCACTTATTAAAGAAGTGCAAAAAAATATGAGAAAAGATTTATTCACTTTAGTCCAATCAGGAAGCGCTCAAACTAATTTAAATGCAAGTAATGGATTGCAAGGTGCGTTAGCTTCAGCATGGGGTGCATTAAACACAATTTTTGAAGATGACACTATCCGTGTTGTTGTATTTGCGCATCCAATGGACGTAGCACAAGCAATTGCTGATAAAAAATTAACGTTAGAAACTTCATTCGGACTGAATTACTACACAGACGCAACAGGTGTTGTTGTATTTACATCAACTCAAGTTGAGCAAGGTAACATCTATGCAACTGCTGCAGAGAATTTGGTTATTGCTTACATTCCTGCAGGCAATTCAGATCTAGGTCAAGCGTTTGACTTAACTTCTGACTCAACAGGCTTGGTAGGTATGACGCACTTTGTACATCAAGAGACATTAACACACCAAACATTAGTGGTATCAGGTGTATTAATGTTCCCAGAACGTTTAGATGGCGTAGTTAAAGTGCCTTTAACATCAGGAGCAGAAACAACTGAATCAACACCAACAGCCTAATAAAGAGGTGATATTGAATGGCAAAATTTAAGGTGATTAAAGACTGCAAGAATAAAGAAGATGGACAATTATTTAATGCTGAAACAGAGGTTAATAAAACAGTTAAGTACATCGGAGATTTTGAAAAGCGACTTAAAAAAGCAGGGTATAAATTACCTTTTTTTGAACGTCTGAAAGATGAATGAGGTGTAAAACCATGGATGTACTAAAAGTTAAGTTAATAAATGAGTGGGATTTACAAGATACTTCTAAAGACGAAGAAATTGTTTTATTAATTCCTCATTATTTAAAAGTGGCTGAAGAATATTGCCATAGGTCGTTTGCATCATCGTTGCCTCATGGAGTAGAAGAATTTATTGCTCACAGTATCGCAACAAGATTGAATAAACACAGTAATCTAGCTGGTCGTTCTATGGGGACGGTCAGCTATACTTATAAAGATAGCGATGACCAACATTTATATGACAAGTTAAAACAATATAGAAAGGTAAATTGGGGTGGAAATTATGTTTATTGATGAGTTTCCACATCAAATCACTATAGAACGTGTAACAACTCTTAACGACACTTCAACTTATCCACCTAAACAAATACAAGATAAAACAACAACAAATGCTACTGCTTTTTTAGACACGCCTAGCACATCGCAGAAAGCAGAGTTCAAAGCATTAGGTGTTGAATTATCAAGAATGCTTTATGTACCGTATAACGTGGATATCAAGCGCTCTGATGTCATTGTATTTGAAGGTGTTCGTTACAAGCTGAATGGTGATTTAGAGGACCAAGGCGGCCAACATGAAATAAACAGAGTGCCATTAGTGAGAGTGTAGAATATGGCTAATAGTATAAGTAGAGGACTTCAAAAGTACAAAGCCAAAGTATTAAGCGAGGCTAAACGTGGTGTAGCAGAGACGACAGCTTTATTACACAGTAACGCGTCTAGTATGGCACCAGTTGATACAAGTGCATTGAAAAACTCAATTGATATGTCAATCAGTGGTTTTCACGGCCAAGTCAAAGTCGGTGCCAATCATGCTGTATACGTCGAGTTCGGTACTGGTGTATATGCTACTAGAGGCTCACGTGCTAAAAAGATTCCTTGGACTTATTTTAAAGACGGTAGATTCTATACTACTCGTGGTATGGTTGCGCAACCTTTCTGGTATCCGTCGTTAGATATCGCACGCCAATATTTTAAAAGTTATTTTGATTAAGGGAGGTAAGACACATGCAAGCTATATACAGAACAGCTGAACAATCATTATTTAGGGCAGTGATGACAAATTTGTACAAGTCGCCATTATTCGAAAAATTAGAACAGAACATTTTTGACCGTATGCAAACCGACATAGGTATAGATGAAAATGGCAACAATGTACCTCAACTGACTTATGTAGTTGTGGGTGAAACGAACACACTGCCAACTTATCGCAGCAATAGTCATATAGAGAGAATTGCGATTACCTTCCACTTATTCCATAGAAATAACGATAACCAGTATTTGGTTGTGGATGAAACACGCGGATTACTTTCTGACTTGTCATATTATGCACAAAAAGAACCGATAATGGATTATTACAGTTGCAAAGAAACAAGAATAGATACTCAGCAAGTAATTACTGATGTTGACGGTGAAACGCAACATGGTATTTTACGAATTGCTTATACAGTAGATCATAAATTGAGATATAAAAACTAAGGAGTGGATATAAATGGCAGTAGACAAATGGACCCTTATTGGTATTCCAGCGGATACACCAATCGAACAAGCAAAAGCGATTGACTTCGTTTTAGCAGGAACAAGTGAATTCTCACATGAATTCGAAAATGAATTACGAGAAAAAATCAGAGGTAATCGTAAAGATTGGTCTGCAGGTGTTGTAGAAGAAACAATCGAGGTTACATTCCCTTACGACAAAAACATTAAAGGTGACCGAGATTTTAAAGAAGCGTGTAAGTACGGTAAACAAATGCGTTTCTGGATTATTAATAATGATGTGGTTACGTATACAGATGAAGAAACACAAGCAGAAACCGAAGGACATAACGCAACTTTTGCTTATGTAATCCCTGATGGACGTACATTAGAGGTTGATGATGAAGATGAGAATATCGAAGTATCATTAAAAGTTAAATTGAACTCTGCTGACGGTTATGAACCAAAATTACCGCCAGAAATTATTGACCCTTCTGTTGCATCTGCAATCGTTTACGAGTCTATCGGCGAAGCTACAGGCGATGCAGAGGACGCTACTACACAAAATATCTAATTTCATTGGGGGCGCTTGCCCCCTTTTTTATTTATCTATTTTCTAATTAAAAGGAGTAATTAAATTATGACAAATACATTAAATATTAACGGTAAAGACTACACAGCTAAAGGTTCAATCGCATTTGTACGTGAAGCAAAGCAATTTGCAGAAGCGACTGAAAAAGACGGCGTTAAAACTAAAGGTGATGGCGTTACAGGTATCTTTTTAGGATTAATCCAACAAGACCCAGAAAAGTTATCTCAATTCTGGTACTGCGCTGTATCTAATTTAACAAAAGAAAAACCGTCATTAATCGAAGTAGAAAATGCTATTGAAAAATATGCAGAAGAGAACGGAGAAATTGATTCTCTATTCAAAGGCGCATTAAACACGTTAAGAAACGACGGTATGGTTAAGGGAAAGATCAACAACTTAATCGACACAATGTATCAGAACGGCAAAGGCAAAGAGAAAGAATTGGACACGTTCAATCAAATGTACAAAAACGTAACGGGCGAAAATCTGTTCAACAAAGCGGTATAGATTACGACTATATTGTCGAAACTTCAATTCGGTTGTTGGGTTACATTCCTATTCATGAATTGGAACAACTCACAATCAAAGAGTGGGAGTTATATATCAAAGGTGCAAGACATAGACGTTTAGACACATTAGAAGATTTACGAACACAATCTATCATGCAAGCACGTTTATCTGGCGGTAAAGACATCAAGAAAATATCTAAAAACCTTGAACATGAACGTCAATTGATTGATAAGACTGAAACTTCTGTTGAACATGACAAAGCGCATGAAAAGTGGATTAAACGCAAAACAAGAGAAGTACAACGTCAAGCACTTCAACGCTGGTTAGACAGCAAAAAGAAATAGATAAATAAAGGAGGGATTGCGATTGGATGATATAGCACGCTTTATCGCAGAAATAGAAGCAGATATAAGCGACTTTGAACGTGATATTCATAAGGCTATGGCTATGGCAGAAAACTTGCCAGATGATGTGGAAGTGGAACTAAAAGCTACTATCAATGATTTAAAACAAAAGTTGATGCAAGCCGAAGCCTTAGCGAAGCAATATGAAAGTAACGACGCAATAAAAGATTTAAAAGCAAATATAGCTGATTTGCAACAAAAACTCGCAATGGCTAATGCACAAGCTAACGGATTTGAGAGCGATACGATAGAAAAAAGAGTCGAACTTGAAACGGGTTTGTTCAAAGCGGAATTAGCCGCATTGCAAGCCAGATTGGCAGCATTTGAAGCAAATAAGATTGAAAAGAAAATTGATTTAGATACTAACGCATTCAAACGAGGTCTAGTAGCTATCGATAAAGCCTTAAATAGCTATAGTGATAAGATGGACGCCTTAGCTAACGATATTAGAACCACTGGTACAGTTGCGGCGAATGTTTTTAAAGGAATGTTCTTATCATCTATCACTGCTTTAGTACCTGCGATTGCGTCTGTAGTACCTGCTTTAATGGCAGTGATGAATGCTATAGGTGTTGTAGGTGGCGGCGCATTAGGTTTAGCAAATGCGTTTGCGATTACTGGCGCAGGTGTCGTAGGTTTTGGTGCTATGGCAATCAGTGCATTGAAAATGGTAGAGAACGGCACGTTATCAGTAACTAAAGAGGTACAAAACTATCAATCTGCTGTAGATGACTTAAAATCTGCTTGGACTGGCGTTGTCAGCCAGAATCAATCAGCAATTTTTAATACACTGGCAAACGGTATAAACACTGCTAAGGTTGCTTTGCAAGGATTAACACCATTTTTAAGCGGTGTAGCACAAGGAATGGAACAAGCTAGCAGTAAAATGTTGAATTGGGCTAAAACTTCACAAGTAGCCTCTAATTTCTTTGATATGATGGGGACAACTGGTGTAAAAGTATTTAATAATATGTTAAGTGCTGCCGGTTCATTCGGTAGCGGTTTAATCGCAGTTATTACTAATTTAGCACCTTTAACAGAATGGGTCTCACAAGGATTCGCTAAAATGGGCGAATCTTTCAACAAGTGGGCTACTAGTGTTGAAGGTTCGCAAGCAATTCAAGATTTTACTAATTATGTTAAAACTAACTTACCGCTTATCGGCGAAATCTTTGGATCTACATTCAAAGGTATCTTCAACTTGATGAAAGCATTTGCTCCTAACTCGCAATTAATTTTCCAATCTTTAGCAGAAATGGCGAACAGATTTGAAGCGTGGAGTGCAAAGATTGCAGCAAGTGACGGTTTTAAACAGTTTATTGATTATATACAGACAAATGGTCCTAAAGTGTTATCGGTACTAGGTAATATAGTAAATATTATTATCAATGTAGCGACTGCTATGGCACCGTTAGGCGCAGCAGTATTAAGTGTAGTTGATGCATTTACAGCTTGGTTAGCAAACTTGACACAAGCACATCCAGTTATTGGTGCATTGCTCGGTGTTATTAGTATTTTAGCTGGTGCATTCATGTCATTATATCCAGCAATTGAATTCGTAAGAAGAGTTATAGGTCCATTAATTGGACAATTTGTGGCATTTATTGCTAGAAGTGCAGCGGTTCGTGCGGTAATGACCGCGTTAACAGCAGCTTTTTCAGCTTTATCAGCGCCTGTTTTAGGCGTTATTGCAGTAGTAGCAGCTTTAATAGCTGTGTTTGTAGGATTGTGGAATTCGAGCGAACAAGTTAGAACTGCTGTAACTAACGCTTTTAATGCTGTTAAAACAGCAGTTATGGATGCAGTAACAGCAATTATCAGTTTTGTTACAAATTTACTAGGTCAATTCAGTTATGTAGGCGCTGCAATGCAGACGTTACAAGCAACCTTTGCAGCTGGTTGGGCTGCGATTGTCGCAATTGTAGAGGCAGCGATAGCTGTGCTGACTCCTATTTTTCAAGCTGGTTGGAATGTTTTAGTTACCATTGTCAAAGTGGCATGGGAATTGATAAAGGCAGTCATTACTATCGCAATGCATTTAATTGTCGGTACTATCACTGCTTTACTTCAAGTCTTAACCGGCGATTGGCAAGGTGCTTGGCAGACAATGCAAGCAGCAGGCGCGGCAATCTGGCAAGCTATCGTTACAATGGCTCAAAATATATTCAATATTTTAGCGCAATTCCTAACAACATTATGGCAATCAATCGTTACAAGCGCACAAACACAGTGGGCTGTATTGCAAGCGGTAGCTTCTGTTATTTGGAATGCTATCGTAACGACAATACTTACTGCGGTTCAAAACTTAGGTAATTTTTTACTTACAATTTGGACTTTTATTGTCACAACTGCCCAAACTATTTGGAATTCTTTAGTTGCAATTGCCGGTATGATATGGAATTTAATTGTTACAACAATTGTTACAGCAGTACAAAATTTAGGCACGATCCTATCGACGATTTGGACAATGATTGTTACTACAGCACAAACAATTTGGACAACTTTAGTCGCGGTTGCATCAGCAATCTGGACAATGATTGTCACTACGATACTAACAACAGTTCAAAATTTAGGTGCCGTCTTATCTACAATTTGGCAGATGATAGTTACAACGGCACAAAGTTTCTGGTCAATGTTAGTTGTTATCGCATCTGCATTGTGGAACTCTTTAGTATCAGTTATAACTACAGTGGTCTCTACAATCGTTGCTGCGGTATCTGCTGGGTGGTCTGGATTAGTTTCAATCACATCATCAATCATGTCAGCTATCGCTAGTTTGATATCATCAATTTGGAATTCTATCGTTTCAACGGTGGGTTCTGCGGTTGGAAATGTGGTTTCAAGAGTCTCTAGCGGTTTCTCTAACATGGTAAGTACAGCCGGTTCATTACTAGGGAATTTACTAAGTATTGCAACGTCAGTTTGGTCAAGTATCGTATCTGCAATTACTAGTGCGGTATCTAGTGCCGTAAGTGCCGTATCAAGCGGTTTTTCAAACATGCTAAGTGTTGCATCTTCAATGTTAAGCAGCATTGCATCTGCGGTATCTTCTGCTTTTGCTAGTATTGTATCTACAATTACTTCGGGGATATCAAGTGCGGTAAGTGCAGTTACATCAGGTTTTTCTAGCATGGTATCTGCAGCTTCAAGTGGTATATCGAGCATGGTAAGTACAATCAGTAGCGGAATGTCATCTGCTGTTAGTGCAGTGACTTCTGGCGTGTCTAGTATGGTTAGTGCAGCACGTTCATTCGTAGGTGCAATGGTCGGTGCTGGACGTGACTTGATTCAAGGCATGATTCAAGGTGTGCAAGCAATGGCAGGTGCTATTGCTAGTGCAGCACGTTCAGTTGTATCCAATGCGGTTAGTGCAGCTAAGTCGGCATTAGGTATTCATTCGCCATCACGTGTATTCATGGAAATCGGTAACTACACTGGTGAAGGTTTAGTTATTGGTTTACATCAAATGAGTAATAGTGTTGTGAATGAAGTCGAAGATATGGCAAACAAAATGGAAAAAGCATATGCACCACAGTTGAAAACTATTAATCCTAGCATGAACAAAGATATTAATAGAATGTCAGATAAACTAAATGGTGCGATTAATTCTGACATTACAAACGGTGTTGAAGTTGCTCGACCAATTATCAATATTACTAATGAATCTGACTTACCGGCAATCAAAACATATGTGGATGATGAATCTGCTAAAGAGCGCATGCAAAGGAGGATATAAGCCTTGAACTATACTGATTTAATGATAGTCAAAGAGAATGAAGAATTTTTAATAAGTAACAATAGATTGACTGGAAACGCATTGAGCGTTTCCAGTTTTATTGTTAGATCTATTATTCAAAATCAAAGGTTTAAATACGGCGACGGTACGAATCGTCGTGTTGATTATGGTTTTGATGATGAATACAGAAAAGCAAAAATGGTTGTGGAAGCAAAAACTAAGTATGGTTATGACATTGCGGCACTTAGAGATGCAATCAATGAATTGTTTTATGGTACGTACTATATACGTGAGATGAGGTTAACTTACGACAGCGATAAACCTGTTAAATATGAAAGTATCGGTAAAACTACTGGTGATATGAATTTAGGCGAGCCGAGACTTGTCGGAGGGAAGCAACTGAAAGTGCGTAATGTGAGTGAAATAGTGCAGAGTGTAGATGATTTATGGTTTGAATTCGAAGTTGAATTTGAAACGGTGGAATTACCTTACTGGGAAACGTCATATACAACGCAAGACGTTGAGAAAAACAGTAACAATTTAGATTTCGAAAAGTTTGGTACTGTCGATAATTTAAATGTCGATAGGCTCAAATATACTTTTACGGATACAGCATTTGAAGTTTGGAACGCTGGTAATGTTACGGTTCAGCCTGAAAACATGAAGTTGAATATTAGGTTATCTAGCTTAGTAACGGATGGCAACTTTGTTTTAATTAACGAAACTACAGGTGAAAAATTTGAGTATAAACAGCCGAGAACAGGAAATACCGTAGATTTGAACGGTACAAAAGTTCTGGTCGGCTTAATAAATAACAAGTTAAGAGATACAAACAGAAAGTTCATCAGTATTGTACCAGGTGTTAATAAATTTAAAATAAGCGGTGGTAGCGTTGCAGATGTGCAGTTTGACTTTCCGTTTTATTATGTGTAGGGGGTAAAAAATGATTAGCAGACATATATTAGATGGTTTTTTTGATAGAAAAAACGTAAATGGTATCAATAGGAATTTTGACTTTATTTTTGGATATGTAGAAAGTTTATTGACGGATTTAAATGATGTCAGTAATAGATTAACGACAAAGTCAGATATGGATGACATTAATTTTAATTTCATTTTCGAAAATTTGAACAAAGTAATGTCATTATCTGATGATGCAGAGAACATCCTAAAAAAAGCTGAACATGTTAATTCAGAAAACATCAATGTTCAACAACAACTAAATCAAATGATTATAGATGAAGGAACAAGCGACGCTGAAGTTGTTCAAGCTAGAGTTGACGCAAAAGGTATTGCTAGCGATACTTTGAAACAAAGAATCGATAAATTAGAAAATTCAGTTGAGGATTCCGCGCAAAAAAGTGTGCTTTATGAAAAAATTTACAACACCTACAGTAAATATGCTATCCCTAATGATTTAAAGATTGCTGTACCTTTTAATGTATCTACATCCGCAAGCGGTAATACTTCGTTTGATTATGATGTGTCGGTTAATAAAAATCCTGTGACAAAAACATACTATGTAGACGTAAAAAAGGGAGACAATTCTAATCCTGGTACAGAATCTTTACCTTTCAAATCAATCAACAGAGCTTTACGATACGGTGATGCAGATGAGATTTTAGTTAACGAAGGTGTTTACGGTTGGGCAGACGGATTCAGTGGTTTCTCACAAAGTAAGCCATTTAATTTGATAGGTATAGGTAAAGTATTAATCGGTGCACACCGTGACGGTTTGCTTTGGAATCAAAATACAACTTATTCAAATGTTTACCAAACAAATGCTAGTAGTGTGACTGAGGTGGTCGATTACAACAATATAAACGACATCAAGTTCTTAGAAAAAGTAAATAGTGTGGAAGCAGTGTCTCAAAAAGCAGGGGCATATTATATCGACAGTTCCAATAATATTTATGTTCGTACGCATGATTCCAGAGTTCCTGACGATCAAATTCTTCCTAATATGTTTAATGATGCAGTAAAAATCACTGATAATGCTAAAGTTTACTTTGAAAACATAAGATTTACTAATAGTGTTAAATTAATCGCAACGACAGCAGGTAAGAACTTCTTTGCAAAAGACTGCTATTTTTCTATTGGCAGTGGCGGTAACGCATTAAGTATTGAGGGATATGATTTCAATATTATACAAAGATGCGTAGCTAAACATGCAACAATGGACGGTTTTAATTACCACATTAAAAATGGTGTTTTACCTAAAGTTATTGAAATTGATTGCAAAGGTTACGACAACGGACGTAATGGTGCTGACCAGAACAATGGTTCGACTATGCACGATGGCGGACACATTATGAGAATTAACGGAGAATATTATAACAACGGTGGTCCTAATGTGATTGATGTCAATGAAGGTACGGTGTCAGTGAATATCGGCGTACACTCACATCATTCAAGAGCATCAAAAGGTACTATTTCTAACGCTAGTTTTAAAAATGGAAATCTAGGAGCATCAAAAATGCATTTAATCAACTGTGTTTCAAACGGAAGCGATTACTCTATAGTAACAGCATCTTCTGAAAGCAGCGTAACGGCAGTTGAAAATTCATTGCTTATAGAGCCGCGTACTGAAGTTTGATTAGAAGGGTGATTGAATGTTTATAAGAGACTTGCAAGGAAATGAGTACACGCTATTTACAGATTTCGAACACATTGATGAGTTGAATACGAATGATAGTATAAGAATGCAGATTCCCTATGATAAAAATCACAGGGAATTTTTAAGTCAAACAACCGATTTAGAACATTGGATTATCGGAGATATTGTTGGCATTAATGAGTATCGTATCGTTTATTCGAAGAAAGTCACGAAAGGTAATAGTTTTTACGTTGACATCATTGCCAACCCAGAAGTGATTGAAAGATTAGATGAGTTAAGAGTGTATAAACGTTATGATCAATATTTTACAGATGTTCAATTTTTCAACTTAGTATTTGCAAATACACCTTTTACTGTAATGATTAATGGTTCATCAGCTTCATTGATGTGGGAAGGTGTGGGTGATGGAGAAAGTAAATTGAGCATGTTTAAACGAGGTATTAAACGATACGGCTTTGAATTTAAAATTGTTGGTAATGTTGTTTATTTATATGACAAAATCGGCAACGATACCAATTATGAATTCAGGTATAAATTAAACGCTGCGAATATCGTTAAAGAAACAGATTCGCAAGAGTTTTTTACAGCAATTAGAGGTTACGGGAACTATGACCAAGACGAAAAAGATATAGACGGTAAAGCGTTACTAAAGGATACCTACATCAGCCCATTAGATTCTGTTTATGGTGAAAAGTGGGCGCCACCTTTGCGTGATGGACGTGTAAAAGTAGCGAGTACCTTACGTAAAGAAATGGAACGTATTGTAGATGAATCTTTAAAAATCAGTTTTTCTGCTGATATTTATGATTTATCAAGACAAGGATATGACTATCAACACACTGTTTTAGGTGATCGCGTATTTTTAGTAGATGAACGTATCAAAGAAGATGTTGAAGTACGAGTGGTTAAAAAAGAAGTGAAATACAGTGCTAAAAAAGAAATTATTGATTTAAAACTCACTTTCGGGACAACTAGTATGACAGATGCTTACAAGTCTTCACTGCAGACTACCGTAAAAGAGTTTTCAGAAATAATGGCAGGTATAAAAGCATTACCTTTTGCTGCATTAGATATTGTTAGTCGTTCTATGGTAAGTAAAATCCAAAACACATCAAGCGAGTTATTATTTGATGATATGGGTATTCATTCGGTTGATAAAAATAACCCAAATAATATTGTGACAATGAACAGCAGTGGGTGGATGTTATCAACTGATGGAGGAAATACAGCGAAAACTGCGCTGACTGCAGAAGGCATGGTAGCAGACGCGATTACTACTGGAACACTCAATACGCAGTTAGTAACAATCGTCGGTGAAAACAGTTTAATATATATGAATGGACAAGAGATAGGCGCAACAAGTAATACAACGAAGTCACAAACATTTATCAGACCGAGAGGTCTTTATATTACTCGACCGGACGGTGCTGTTTATATGCAAGATGGTATACCGTCAATGTCATTCGACGTTCAGCCCATTTCATTCTATGCTGACGGAATTGTCACCTTCGACGGAAGATTTTATCGTACATCGAGTACAAACTTTGAGATATTCAATGTAGTTTATGCAGAGCATTCAGCACGTTACATTACATTTACTTACCTTGCTGACTGGGGTGCTGAAAGTGAAAATTCTCATGGTAATGTAGGTTTACGTATTGAGGAATTTGGCGACTTAAATGTATCAGCGCAAGAATCTGTACTTGCGGGCAATAACATATCGACTCAACAAGGAAATATAACGCTTGACTTAGGTACGCCAACGTATAAACCGCTCTATTTCTATTTAAAAATAAAAAACGAGAGTGGAAACACTAAAAACATTGCACGCATGCGAACACTGCGTGTGCATATGAGGGGGTAAACACAATGGTATGGACATTGTATTTAGAAATCCGAAATGGTCATTATGAAATTGTACTCGGCGGTAGTAATATCGTTCCGACAAAATCATACGACAAAGTGTTGCAAACTACCGAACGAATTGCAAGACAATTCGACAAGGTATACTTCGACGGGGAACACCTCCGATTAAAAGAGGGTGAAGAATTGTTAACGATTGAGGAATTGAATGCGAAACGATTGGAAGGATTGCCCGATAATCCTATAGCTAATCCAACAGGTGAAGTATACGACGTTGTTACTTAAGAGAATCGCAGTCACATTGATTGCGGTTCTTTATTTTATAGAAAAGCAGGTGAAACAATGAAAAGAACAGACTTAGGCGAATCACTCGCTTTTGTGATGATTGCAGGCTATGCAATTTTTACATTTATGAGAGGTTTATTTTGGTTTGTAGAAGATGATGAAGTGATTGCAGATTCAGAATTTTATTCAGCTTTGAATGATGTGATGCCTATTTGGATATGGGGGTTATTGTTAATGATTGTCGCAATAATTCTATTCGCAGCAGCATGGTTGATACCGAGGTACCGTTTGACGAACACATGCCAAATCTTTTTAATTGTCGGCGGTATCGGTGCATCGATTATTTATTTTTTAATGGCAAGCGCAAGTATATACAATGCGATAAACTGGTTGACATGGGCGCAATTTGCGGTATTGACTGCCAAAAGCGGCGGTATGGCGTTTATCGGAGGCATGATGCTCAATGACAAACGCAAGTGAATATCTGGCAAAACATGAATTCGAAGCTGCTAAGAATAAGATATACGAACGTATCAATGATAATGACCGTAAGCATACAGAAGCAATCAACACATTAGAAAAGACGGTCAATCGGCAAATATCCTTACAAGAGCGCTCCTTCGAATCACAAGAGCGTTCTGAGAAGCATTTAGAAAAGCTGAGTGGAACAATGGAACGTTTAGGTGATGAAGTGATTGATATTAAATATAAAGTCAAGTCACATGATGACACCTTGCATAATGTCCAAAGCGTCATTTCTGAAAAGCAAAAAGGCAACACACAGATAGGTGTCGCAATTATATCAGGTGTAGTTGCGGTTATCGTTGCGGCATTTGGATTTGCACAAGTATTTTTCTAAGTCGGCGCACTGCGTCGGCTTTTTACTATATGGAGGTATTTTATGAATTGGAAATTAAGAATTAAAAATAAAACAGTATTGACCGGGTTAATCGGTGCTTTACTGTTATTTATTAAGCAAATCACAGAACTATTAGGACTAGACTTATCAACGCAATTAGAACAAATAAGCGCCTTAGCGGGTACAATTATTACTTTACTTGTCGGCTTAGGAGTTATTGTAGATCCGACAACGAAGGGGGTTAAGGACAGTGGTATCGTAAAGCTATACGCAAAACCTAGAGATAGTAATAATACAGATGAAATGGTTCAGTGGCAGAATCAAGCACATGCGCCTGAAGTACAACAGTTCCGACCAGAACAATATGACACGTCAAAACCGTTTGTCGATGATAGTGACGAAATCGGATTTGATGTGAATCAATATGAACATGGAGGCGGTTCAAATGACAGCAACACTGACTAAGAACGAAGCAATCGCTTATATTAATGAATTAAAAGGTAAAGGTTGGGATTTCGACGGTGTTTATGGCTGGCAATGTTTTGATCTGGCTAATATGTACTGGTATAAATTATTTGGACATGGTCTTAAAGGCATAGGTGCTGCAGACATTCCTAACGCTAATAATTTTGAGGGAGAAGCTGTCATTTATCCTAATACACCTTCGTTTAAAGCAGAACCAGGGGACGTTGTTATTTTCAATAGAAGCTACGGCGGTGGTTATGGTCATGTTGCTATTGTTACGAACGGAAATATTGACGGAAACTATAATACTTTTCAATCGCTCGACCAAAACTGGTGGGGAGGCGGTATGGCCAAAACAGAAGTCGCTCAGCTTATCAATCATAATTACGACTTCCCTATGTGGTTCATCCGCCCCAATTTCAAAACGGCAACAGCGACACGTTCAGCACAATCACCTACACAAAGTGTTAAAAAAGCTAACTCTAAAAAGAAAGCAAAACCGGTTAAATTAAACATTGTCAAAGATGTAGTAAAAGGGTACAACTTACCTAAGCGTGGATATAATCCGAAGTTTATTGTTATCCACAATGACGCAGGAAGCAAAGGTGCGACAGCAGAAGCGTATAGAAATGGCTTAGTCAATGCGCCATTATCGAGACTTGAAGCAGGTATTGCCCACAGTTATGTCTCGGGAAATACTGTTTGGCAAGCGTTAGATGAATCGCAAGTCGGTTGGCATACTGCTAATCAGTACGGGAACAAGAACGGTTACGGTATTGAGGTCTGTCAGTCAATAGGAGCAGATGATAAAACGTTCTTAAAAAATGAACAAGCCACTTTCCAAGAATGTGCAAGACTATTGAAAAAGTGGGGACTACCCGCAAATCGAAATACTATCAGATTGCACAATGAATTTACATCTACATCGTGCCCACACAGAAGCGCAGAGCTCCACACAGGCTTCAATCCAGTCACGCAAGGGTTATTGCCTAAAGATAAGCAATTGAAGCTTAAAGACTACTTTATTAAGCAAATCAGAGCTTATATGAACGGTAAAGTACCTATTGCTACAGTTACTCAAGGTACAAACGCATCAAGCAATACGGTAAAACCAGTCGCAGGAGCTTGGAGACGCAATAGTTATGGTACTTACTATATGGAAGAAAAGGCGAGGTTTACGAACGGTAATCAGCCGATTATGGCGCGAACTGTTGGACCATTCACAAGTTGCCCACATGCTTATGACTTTCAACCTGGTGGCTGGTGTGATTACGACGAAGTAATGCTTCAAGATGGCCACGTTTGGATCGGTTATGACTGGCAAGGACAGCGATACTATTTACCAATACGTACATGGAACGGTGTCGCTCCACCTAATCATGGAGTAGGCGACCTTTGGGGTAGTATTCACTAGAAGAGTATGATAATATAATAGATACCTATTATATTTTTTCTCTTTGTTACACCAAATACGTGATAAGTGAGTAAATAGACACTAAGGTTCAGATTCAGGGTTACCTACGGGTAGCCCTCTTTTTATTGATTATGTAAAAGAAGCGTGCTATGATTTGTTTTGCGGTATGCATGTCGTGCATATTGCGCCCTTACTTCCTGGATGCTTTATCTTAGGCATCTATATGTATTTTCGTTACTTTCTTCCTAACTATCCCAACGAGAATACAACCACCCTTCGGGGTGGTATACATATTTTTTATCTAACTATTTGGTTGGTTTTTGACAGTATCAATATATTGTATTAAAATAATATACGCAATATCGATAAGGTATTGTGCGTGTGTTATTGTGTCTCTATTTCCCACTACTTTTTCATGTTGAGTGTTGTAATTTTAAGTTGAAAAAGTCTTGATGAATATAAGTATGGATAATAGGGCTTAGAGGTTGCTTCGGCAGCCTCTTTTTTCATGCATTTATATAGAAAATGAATTTTTATTTTCTCAATACTATACATATTGTGGTAATAAATCATATCTAAGCCACTAAGTCATTTTTAGGACCTCAACGTCAACGAATCACTTGTAATAAAATTGAAATATGATACTGTTTCATTGGGATGTTTATTAAGGGATTGTTTAAATTCTGAAAAGGAGTTTTTACAATGTACAAAAGTGTAAGAAAAATTGTTGCTGCTACGATTGCTACCTCTCTTTTAATGGGACCTGTTTACTTTACGATAGAATCAGGTAAAGCTAATGCTGAAACTGTTAAAGCAGTTGATGAGGAAATGAAACAAAGAGAAAAAATCGGAAATGCTTTGATAGAGAGTATTGAAGAGAATAAAAGCTCTTTTAAAGACCCTAATGAAGCTGAGGTTTTAAAATCAAAAGCTAAGCAATACAGAGATGGAATTGCAGAAAGAGGAAAAGCAACGATAGCTGCTAAAGCTGGGGCTAAATCTATTAAGGCTGTAGTTAATAAAGTCGGACAAAAAGCTTGGGATAACATAGTTAAACAAGTAGAAAAGAGAACAGGTACTCAATTAGTTGTCCTTCATTATCAATCTATAAATAAATTTTGTGATTACTTGACTGGATTTGAAGGGAAATTATCCGATGGTATAACTGAATACTTAGTACAGAACGGATTTAATCGTCAAATAGCAGGTGTTATAGCAAGAGTATTTATTGGTGTGGTTCTGTAATTATGTATAAGAAAAGCAAGATATATTTATTTTTACTTATAGTTACAGCTCTCGCTTTTTTTATTTTGCCTCAAATAACAGGTAACTATAATATCATAACTAGATCATTTGGTATTATTCCTTTTGTTTTCTTTGTTTTGTTTATATTTAGTTCTGACAAGAAATCTAATAGAAGAAAGCATTAAGAATCTGATGCAGCAATTCCCATTCGTGAACGAGAATTGCTGCATTTTTTGAAGCGAATTTCTTCTTAGTCTTAATACTATATAGAAATCACTCCATTTTATGTATAAATCTAAATAAAGAAGCTACAAGATAAACAATTGTGCGGTATAATAATATATGTAAGTTAGTTAATGACTTATAAGTTATGTGTAAGGAGGTGAAAGCCTCATGCTAGACATAATAAAAACACTTCTAGAACATCCAGTATTGGCAGTACTGATTATCCCAGAAGTGTTAAAACAGCTTAGAAAATGGCACCTCGGTTACCTAGACCGAAAGCCAAACAACGATGATTGAAATAATTATGTTTGGAGCCTTAAGGCTCCTCCTTACACATATATATTATAACATTATTTGGAGGTTTTCAAATATGACGTGGCAAATGTATATATCATTGTTCATTTTAAGCCTACCATTGTTGCTGTTTATAGGAAGAAAAACACATTTTTATTATTTAGATAAAAAGAATGGACGTAGATAACATGAGCGAATATAAAATGAAGATAATTGAGTTGATCGAAAGCGATATAACAGGTTACCAAATCCACAAAGAAACTGGCGTAGCACAATATGTGATTTCACAATTAAGACAAGGCAAACGTGAGGTTGATAACTTAACTTTGAATACAACTGAAAAGCTATATGAGTACGCATGTAAAATGTTATAATATTAATGAGGAAACAGTGTTTAACACGTTTTAGAATTATGACCTTTTAGAATGAATAAGAACATGTTTAGGGTTGCCTACGGGTAGCCCTCTTTTTTATGATATAATACAGATACACGAGAGGCACCGTGATTAACAACCAATCTCGATTGTTGATACACTTTCAATCCAGTGTCTCTAAAAAGTAGTTGTAAGCTAACGCTTATTTAAACCTAAGCCACCCATACATGTCACTGGGTGGTTAATATAATTTTTAATTGACATACAAAAAATTACAGATTATTATTTGAATATAATGACTACGCCCCCACTCCTTTTTAGGCAGACAAGTTCTGACGTGGGGGTATTTTTTTGAGGTGAAAAACTTACAATAAAATTTAGGTTTAGTATATAATAAAAATAAAGGAGGGATAATTATGAAAGACAAAAACATTAGACAGTTAGCAGATGAGTTTAGAGACAAATATCAAT